GAAAGTGGCTCTCCATTATTAGGATCATCTTTTACCAATTCAAACTCAAGCATTCCAAACCATCTATCATCATATGACCAAACTGCTTGATGCCTTCCAAATTCATTGCCGACAATCATGGCATATTTATTGTCAACACGGTAGGGGTTATCAAGATGCTTGTGCTTGTCACTCCCAACATTGTGTAATAATGCTCGAACTAAATGCTCTGCGTTATCTAGCCTGATCTTGATATGGTTAATGACCTTGATTTTATTACCATCGTAGTCCTTAGATGGTAACCCATAGTGCATATCACAAATTTTGTCACCGATATCATACATAGTTGGTCACCCTGTCCCAGATTCTGGGGTGCTGAGATGGTCGTAATTACTGTTACAGCGTAGGCTACCAGATAATGATCTGGTCATTTTCTTCCCGCCGAAACCGTTTTTGGTTCGACTGGTCTTCTTGGTCTTGGGCGATTTGGCCCTAGTTGCGCCAATACTGCCAATGCTTCTCATGTTACTCTCCCTAATTAGTGGTGGTGGACTGGTTGAGCAGTAGTGAGCCTCCGCTCACTCTAGGTTGTAATCAAAACCTCCAGACAACCAATCCGAGTGGCAGGAGTGGCGGGATTCGCTTGTTACCCGCAAAAGAGGCTTGGTCGCCAACGGTGGCTGTTTATCCTCTTGACTACGCACCCACTCTGCGAAGAGTGGTGAGACACCATTAATGCCCCGGCGCTACCCGTGTGCGTCTGCTTTATCCCCCGAAGGTCTCGGAATTATTCAGCCACACTCCCTAAGAAAATGCCTTTCCTTAGTTGCCACTTGCAAGTATACCCGCATGGGCACCCCTGTCAAATATGATATAATTATGGTTCGAATAATAATAATAAGGAATGCTTATGAAGGTAACTAGAGAGAGAATATTACATTTTGAGAAGATGGCGCGGAATGTGTACCGCAGGGCTGTGATCGAAAAAAAGAAAACTGGCACATTCGACAAGGAGTACGCCCTCAACAGGACTTTGAACATAATAGACCGCATGAACAAATTAGCCGTGGCGGATTCTGTGAAGCGGGAATCAAAAGCCCATTGTTGGAAGGTCTATCTGGACTTACAGGCCATGTCTCACGACAATTCCATAAGAGATGAAAGACAGGTTGCATTCAAAGATGTATTGCTGTATATTGACGACATCTGGAAACTCCCCAAGCAGTCGGGGTTGAAATCAGCAAATGCACGTTCCGGTGGGCTTGGGTACAGGTCTGTGAACTGGAACTACATTTGGACTGACAAGAAGGGTTCAGTTTGGGGCGACCAGTATTGGAAACCAACCAGCGGTAAACGAAATGCGCGTGGACAACTTCTCGATCTTGCAGACTCCGACTACTGGGTCTTCCGCGATGCTCGTAGAGAAAGCGGAAGAGATAGTTGAATTCATCAGGAGCGAACTTGAGGCTCTGGACAATTACATTGGCATTGTTCCACAGACCTATGCCGGATTCCAAGATATGGCAATGGGAATCAGGAGTTGCATAGATGAATTAGAAGATGGGGAAGACATTCTGCGTGGCATCGGTACAATACTAGAGCATAGGGAGCAAATTAATGAGTGAAGTATTGCCCGATTGGGCATTAAAAAAACCAATTGCCGGAAGCGACGTAGGTGGACATCCGTTGACTCCAGATATTCTCGCGCCGTACTTGAGAATAGAGAGTGAGCATTCCATCCGCTCCGCCAATGAGTTTACAGATCAGGTATTAAGTTATTATCTGGGCGAAGAGAAAACCGGCTACAGGTTACCGTGGCCTACTCTGGATGAAACATTCCGGTTACGCTCCGGTGAAAGCACCCTCTTAGGAGGTATCAATTCATCGGGCAAATCTCTAGCGTTGGGTCAAATTGCGCTCCAGTGTCTGACCCAAGGGGCGAAAGTGCTTTCAGTTTCATTAGAAATGTCACCACGCAGCCAATTAGTGAGATTGAATCGAATGGCCTCTACTGAATTGCGGCCTACCACTGATTTCTGCTTGGGGTTTGCCCTGTGGTGCATGGATAAACTGTACTTCTTTGACAAGGAAGGCACGATGAACATGGATACTCTGGAAGCGGGTATCCGGTACTCCATCCACAATTTTGACGTAGACCTTATCCTTGTGGACTCCCTGATGACCATTTCCGGCATCCGGCACGATGACTACACTGCCCAAAAGGAAGTGGTGTGTCGCTTGGCAGATTTAGCGAGGGATTTGGAATGCCACATTATTCTGGTAGCCCACGCTAGGAAATCCCTCAGTATGAGTGATCAACTGGATCGCTTTTCAATCAGGGGTGCGGGGGAACTGACAGACAGACCAGATAACGTGTTATTATTACAGCGGTACTACTCGAAGGATGACGATGACCCTGATGTCGCGTTTTCTATTTCCAAGGCACGGCATTGGGATATGGCTGAATGCCAGATAGACCTGTGGATGGATATGGCAAGCATGAACCTTTTAATGCACGACCAGAAGCCAAAGAAAATAGATTTTGATGCTGGCTGTGGCGACGAGGAATTAGATGGATAGGGTGGATGAGATCGTGGTAGAATTATTAGCCAAAGAAAGAACTATGGAAGAGATCTACAAGGAATTCCGTATTTCTCGCTATACACTGAATGCTATTAATACTGGTAAGAAATTTCCAATGGAAGGGTTCCAATATCCCATCAGGAAACCAAATGCCCACCCTATTGACCCTGATTCAAAGTCCCAGAAGCGAAAGAGCAGAGTAATAGAGGAAAATGGGGAACCGGCGCAAACATACACCTTACACCGCCCTAATTGAGGAGAGCAATGAAAACTTTGATTGTATTATTAGTGGTTGCTGTGCTAACGGGATGTTCTTATTCCACAAGATTCCATGTTGGTAACTATGGGGTGTCTCACACAGCATCTGTAACCACCCACGAATTCGAATAAGTTTACTGTGGACAAGAACTGGAAACGGTTTGAGCGCAGGGTAGCCCAGAAGACAGGTGGTTGGCGTGTGCCTGTGGCGGATAGGGAATCCCCCTTGGATGTGGGCCATCCGTATTTAGGCATCGAGTGCAAGTACAGGCAAAAATTCCCTGCTATAATACGCGATGGTTACGCACAGGCAGTGGCAGGTTCAGACGGTTTGATCCCCCTGCTTGCGTTGGGGGAATATAAGAATTCCCTAATATTAGGAGTCGTTAATATAGATGACTTGGTTAAACTACTTTCACATTTATGCGAGGTGAGCAATGAATCAGCCTTTCTTTGATTATCAAATGAGATTGATGGATGAGTTTTTCTCCCCTGTAAAGCGGTCACAAATGGCGTTGCCAGACAGGGCGGCTACGAAAGATCATCCGGCAGAAGTTATTCGTAGAGAAGTTGTGACAAAGAGGTACAATGCGTGGTATGATCCCGATGGTTCGTACCATGAAGTATTAATAGAAGACAACGGGGATTTACCCACCCGCCCCGAACTCACTGACTAACTCCCTGTGGTGGGAACGATTGTGTGGCCCCGTGCAATCGACTTGACCAACAATCAACGGGGCATCACTACAGGAGACACACTATGTACCGCAAGAAGAATGCTGCCGAGAAGGCGACGGATGTGGCAAATGCTGCCATTGCCGCAGAGATAGAGCATAAGGTTGTGGCTAACCTTATTTCAGAGGCCCAAGATTGGGGGCCAGCAGGGTATGCTCGTATTGGTGCTTTGGAGTTTGTTAAACTGGAAGATGCCCATAGCGCAGCCTGTATGATCAACCGACAGGTTGAGGAAACCCATGTCGGTGACGGCGAGGGAATAGAGGGCAAATGGGCACACACTACCCACAGTCACGTCTACGACAAGTAGGAGGAGTCACCGTTAGGGGGAGCGGTGTTAAAGAAATCCCCCTTTTAAATCAATTAGTTGAAAGTTATTTGTTATACATATAGGAGGCACGATGAGCGATCAGATAAAACGATCTCTCACCATCATACGAAACCTACCCAAACACTGTGTGGCCACTAATCGAAGAACTGGTACAGCATCTGTGGAGAAGGCAATGAACAGTTGCCTAGATCAAGTGGAGAAGATAAAGAAGCAGGGCAACAGCAAGAGGGTAGATAAAGCATTGGTAGAGGCATGGAGAATTTATTTACAATTACAGAAATTAGCGAGGACAGTTCGCGAACCTTTCGCGGACAACTACGACATGAGGCCAGACCGTACCGAATCCATAGAGGATCGGGGATTACAGGGGCCGAACATACGATCACATGGGTTGGGCTATAGATCAGTAGACTGGAACGCCAAACTACTGATGGCAACCCACGACAGTCGTAAGCCGTTTGCTAATCCATTTTGGAATGAAAAAGAAGCAAGGAAAAAACATCCCGTCAAGCATTACACAGCCGAAGAGATCAAACAGAAATTCGGGTAAGATACTTGACACCGAATCTGGGGTGATGTACAATTCTAGGGTGGAGTGCATCCAGTTGTTGGGGGATGACATCAAATTTAAATTACGCAACAGGAGGTTTAAACGGTTTAAGATATTATGAAAAAGATTACACTAAACGGACAAACAAGGGTGATCCCAGAGAAATCTCTGGAACATCCTGATTACCAACCCCCCAAAAAACAAACACCGGGCTGGTTAGAGCCATTTGACGAGGACGTTTGGGATAACGAGCCCAATCCTTATCACGGCACCTACTCGGAGGAATAGGGATGGTATCCATTACTCCAGATGAGTTAGTACAGTATACAAGGATAGCGGCAGACCGTAAGATACGGGGTGGGGATGAGTTCACTCAAGATATGCTTGATTACTTCCTGACGGGAGAGAAAATATCAGGCATCGAACTCCCATTTGAACCCCTCAAAAACAGGTTTCGTCTTAGGATGGAGGAAGTGACGTTGCTCTGTGGCATCAACGGGTCGGGGAAGTCCCTGTTAGCGGGTCAGTTTATGCTGAAGGCCGCTGAACAGGGGTACAAGTCCCTGTCTATCTCTTTAGAGATGTCTCCAAAGAGCCAGTTAGCGCGTCAGGTTCGCATGGCATCATTAGATGTTGAACCCACGATGGACTATATGCTAGACTTCGCTCGGTGGACAAAGAACAAGTTGTGGTTCTTTGACCAACAGGGTAGCGTAGATATGTACCACCTGAAGGCTGTCATAGCCTATGCTGCTGACAACTTCGGTGTAGACTTTGTAGTGATTGATTCTTTGATGACGTTATCAATCAAGAGTGATGACTACAACGCACAGAAGGATTGCATTAACACTCTGGCTAACTTGGCAAGGGCATTAGGCATACATATCCTCTTGGTTACCCATGCGAGGAAAGGGGTATCTGTGAAGGACAAGTTGGATAGGTGGTCTATTCGGGGTGCTTCGGAACTGGCCGACAGGGCTGATAACATATTGATTTTAGGGAGAACTTTTAGTACAGATCCTGAAGAGAGTGACGCATAT